AGAATAAACCAGCATATCTCCTGGTTTTAAATCTACTCTAACACCTTTCTTACCAACTTCTCCAGATGGCTCTAGATATATTGGCCAATCATCACCACCAAGATTCATAGTAGTAGATATTTCACAACTAAATCTATCTTTGTGTCTTTTTAAAATATCACCTTTTTTATAAATTCTAGCATAGGTGTATGCAGGATATAATTTAAGTCCTGTTGCTTTTTCCATATCTGGTTGACATTTTAACATTAAAGTTTCCATAGCAATATCTGCATAATGACTATAAGTATTCGGTATTTGTTCATTTATACTTTCATAATGACCTAATATATTTTCAAACGGTGAAAAGTATCTTGATGCTTTGCAAGTATCATAAACTTGCTTTTGCATTAAAAAATAATTTGCAACAAAAGATGCTAGATCTTTTGATATAGCTTGTCTAATTACTGTATACTTTTTCTTTTTAAACATCTTTTGCCATTTCTTTTGGCACTGCTTGTATATTCCAATGTATAAATCTAAATGGTTCTATTCCAAAGTCCACTGCATATTCGTGTTCCAAAAACCCTGGAAATATAATTAATGTGCCTGGTGTAGGTTTAAAGTGAACTAACTCTGTACCTCCCCATATACCTTTTTGATTTGGTTTCATTTTTAATTTTGTAGCTCTTGCCCCGGTTCTCGGTTCGTGGAATATTGGGTATGATGTTTTATCACTACACTTTAAAAAATAAAAACCTGATACGTGTTGATTCCAATGTATGTGCGCAGAATGGTGACCACCACCTTTTTTAGCAAACTCTTGTACCCATAATTCAGAAAACATAGTTGTGTATTGTGACATATCATAACCTTGGTGATCTAAATACTCCCAAGATTTTTGACCAATGTAATTTCTAAAATCTAAAAAATCATTGTCCATTGTTAGTGGTGTTGAGTGATATGATCTTCCAAAATCACCCCATTTTTTTATATGTTCTTTTTCTCTTTTACGAGCTTCTTTGATATATTTGTTACTTGCTTTATTTAAAGATTTTACAAACTCTGGTTTTTGTTCTGACCAAATGGTCGTGTTAAAATAGTTATTTATATACATTATCTAAACGGCTTTCCTAAATGCCAGACAACAAGACTATATCTTGTGCCTGATGTCACTGGTTTAACTCTATGCCATACAAATGAAGGAAATACAATGATAGAACCTTTTGGTAATATTTCTTTACATTGTATTCTATGCTTTGATTCATCTCGCATATGTGGATCATAGTTTCTAAAATCAAATTCTAGTTCTCCACCATTATATTCTGAACCATCTGTTAACTGACAAGTCATAGATAGTTTTCGAATTCTTCCGTGCTCTGGATGATTAGGATCTTTCCGATCATAAGGTTTATCCCAACTATCACAATGCCAATCGTAATATTGATTTAACTTATATTTTGTAAATTGACAAGACTCAGATCTCTCCCAATCAAAATTCCAACCAGCATTTCTATTTGCTTCGTGAACGTATGGGTGCAACTCCTTATATATCCAAGTATCGTCAAGCCACACTAAATCTGATTTTCTCTTACGCTGCATATCTTTAACTTCATCTTCTTTTAATTTTCTATCACCATAACCACCGGTTCTAGCCATAACTTCTTTTTGTTCGTTAGCGTAAGCTATAACATCATCACAAAATCTAGGTGTAAGCACACCACTAAAATACCAATAGTAATTAGATATATTCATAAGTTGTAGTTATAATAAAATTTAAATTGTCTTTTTGATTATTTGTTAAGTAATACATACAAGTTGATGGGAACATTATGAATTTATTATTTTCTAATGGTATATCCCAACTTTTGCCCTTACGTCTATTATCTTCATAGTGTAATCTAACCATACAATTTTTAACGTTAACACCATATAAAAATGTATAATCAGGAGAGTTTCGTAAATCTACAGGGTCTATATTTAATAAAGGAATTGTTACTTCTCCAGGCTTATATATATTGCCCCACGTTTCTTTGTTAATTAAAGTAAAATTATACTCAAGACCTATGTGATCTCTCATATATGTATTTAGCATATCCCAAGTTCGTGAAAATGGAAAAGGTGAATCTGTGACTTGTGATTTTAAAATGTCGTTTTGTAATTTATTTCGGTCAATGTCCCAATCTTTAGGCATTGCCACATCGCCGTAATATAATCCTATTTCAGATAATACTTTCTTTTGCATACCACATACCTTATTAATTTATACACCGTCGTCTGTCAAGTCCCAAGACTGATTAGCTTCATTCCACTTATATATCCATCTATGAGTAGGTGGATTTTCTGCGTTTTGTGATTCTTGTTCTGCTGTTAATGCTGGAGGATCACCGATTGGTGATTTCCACGATGCAGTTGTAATATCTTTTACCCAAGACGCAAAAGGTTTTTTAGGCCAAAAGATTTGATTATCTTCATCCCACTCAAAACCTATACCTGCATAATTCCCTCTAAGTGCTTTTGAATTATCACCAGAGCTATGTGTATTGTTAACAGTATTGTAAGAAGTTTGAATCCACATTTGTGCAGGCCAATTATTATGATGTTCTAAATATTGTTGACCTACTGTTTCATCTTCAACACCATCAGCATTTAACATATCTTTATTGTCTAAAGTTAATACTGATATAACTTTTCCGTTAGCTCCTAGTTTTGCAAAATGTGCCATAATATTTCTCCTTATATATTAATTTTAATTACCATTCAACTATTGAAATTTGTATCTAATAATAACAATACCTGAACCACCTTGGGCTCCACCAGCTCCATTTGGACTTACTCCTGGTGCGTTAGTTCCACCACCAGCTCCACCACCAGTATTAATTGTTCCAGCATTTCCACAAGTTGGAGATCCAGCTGATTGATTGTTTCCACCAGCTCCACCACCGCCTGCTCCCCCAGCTCCTGCACTTCCTGGTGATCCTGGAGTAGGTCCACCTGAATCGGTTCCACCACCTCCACCGCCTGCTCTTGTGACTGGTGAAGCTGTAATACAACTTGTTGCTCCTGCTCCCCCGGCACCACCATTTCTACACACAGAATCTGCTCCAACAGCAGTAGCACCACCGCCTCCACCACCACCTTTATTTACTCCTGGTCCAACTCCACCTCTTCCTCCAGCTGATCCTTGAGCAGGAGTTGTGGAAGGTGTGTTTCCTGCTGAACCACAATTAGCTTGGTTTGCTCTTCCACCACCTCCAGAACCACCAGCTGTTAAACTTGCACCAGATTGACCACCAGAGCCACCACCTGCACCGCCGGCAGCTATTATACCTCCAAAACTTGAATTATCTCCAGAGCTAGCTTGTGCTGCAGGACCTGGTCCAAGAGCGCCTCCAGCTCCAACTACAACTGGAAAAGATGTTGCTGTTACCGTTACTCTGTTAGGAGCACTTGGCTGACCATCTAAAGGACTAGCAGTATAAGGTGTTACTGGAGATTTAGTTTCTCTATAACCACCGGCACCACCACCGCCTCCGCCTCCGCCACCGCCGCTTCCACCACCACCAGCTACGATAACATATGAAACTTGATTGTTTGCTGAACAAGTAGCTATACCACATACTACAAAAGTACCTGGTCCAGTAAACGTATGAATTTTGCAATTACCAGAGGTAGCAACTGTATTACCTCCGGTGGCTTTAATAAAAGCTTCACCAATATATCCTGTTCCTTCTTCAACTGCTAACCAACCTTTTGTTGCATCAGCATAAACTAAAGTTAGACTTTCATTATCAGTATTTCTTACACTGTCAACAGCATCACCATTTAAATTAGATCCATTTCGACCTATCGTTAAATTAGCTGTGTTAAAATTACCAGCGTAATCTTTAAGAGCTACAATATCACCAACTGATGGAGAACTTGGTAAAGTTAATGTAAATGCTCCAGTGGTTGCTGTATCACAAAAATATCCTTCTCCCGATGCTGCTGTAAAGTTTGCAGTTTTAACTGATGTTTGCCAGTTAACTGATCCATTTCTACCAAAACCTGATTGATTAGCACCAGAAGCAAGTGCTACTGTTTTACCAGATTCACCTAATGTAAGGGTGCTACCTGATCTTGTTGTTACTGTATTTACTTTTACTGTGCTCATAATTTTTCACCTATCATATTATCAATTTTATTAAATAAACTGTGTAATATTTTTGTAAAATTAATATTAAAAGACACTATAATTTTTTCTGAATCTTCTTTTTGTTCCGTAGCTCTATGTATAACATAACTAGGAAAGATAACAATATCTCCTTCTTTTGCGTTAATTATTATTTTTTTATTTTGAGCAAAAGGATCTATTAATTCTGTTTTTGCACACTTGTTTGAAAATTTAACATAATACACCCCAGTATAATTTTCTGCGTGTGTATGCCATCCGTGTTTTCCATTTTTATTATATTGTTGAAACCAAATGTTTGTTACATTAACTTTTTCATAACCTAATTTTTTTGCATAATTTTCAAAATGATTTTGTAAAGATGGTAATATATATTTAACCCATTTTCTATTATTGTCTGTAGATTGTGACCAGTCTAGACGATGTATTAAATCTCCATAATAATCATCTTTTTGTTCTAAAAAATCTGCTTTTGTTTCTTTAATTAAAGAAATTAATGTGTCTCTAATTTTTTTATGATCTTTAAAAGAATCTAATAAACAAGGTGTATCTAATTTAAATTTTTTCATTAAGCAATAACCCTATATCTTATTACTACAATTCCTGAACCACCATTACCACCATTACCAGGTGCGTTTACAGCTCCACCACCGCCTCCA